CAGTTCGCCCACCGCTCGCGGTCGAGCAGGATCACGATAGTCGGCCGGCGAGCGCCGAGATGGACGGCGCGCTCGACCAGAGTGCATGTCGAGGTGAACACGGCGCGGCCCTCAGTCCTGATCGGCGGGCCGCAACCCGCGGACGATCTCGCCGGCGGCGGAGAGCTTCGGCTGCTCGGCCTGCATCAGCTCGGCGGCTCGGCGGCGGGCCTGCGGGGTCATCGCCCCCGCGCTGGCGAACGCGACCCGCGGCAGGGCCTGCGGGGTCTCTGCGGGCTTGGGCGTTGCGGTGGTGGCGGGCATCGGGCTCTCCATCGGCGATGGAGAGATGTTCCCCGAAACGGGAAACATAGTCAACCCCGTTTTGGGGATATTTTTTGAGCCCCAGAACTCGCGTGCTATCCTGCTCGAGCCGGCCGGACCCCCGCCTGTCAGACCAGGAGAATGACGATCGCCGCGACCCCGTACAGGATCTGGGCGACGTCGATCTTGATCGTGACGCTGAACCGGATTGAAGGCTTCACAGCCATTCCCTCCGGGCCTCGGCGCGCCTCAGCCCTTTGGGGTTGAGGTGGTGGCCGCCATCGAACGGATAAGCCGCCGTTCATGGCTGCATCGGCCCACCCTCCGCTGTGCGCACAGCCTCGGGTGGCCCCACGTCGCTTCCCTGACGGGTCCGCCGGCACCAGTGATGCCAGCGCCACCCGTCAGGGCCGTGGGATGCGGGTTGCGGGGTGAGGAGCCCGCCGGAGCGACCGGCGGGGCTGCCCGGATCCGCATCCAGATGCTGACTGCGACTCGGCGAAGCACTCACAACGCTTCATCCCCGGCGTCTCGCTCGATCAGCGTCTCGTGTAGCGGCCCACAACCCGATGACCGATGCTCCATTCCGATCGGGGCAACTCAAAGTCGGGCGCCATTCCTTCAGGCGGATTCCACTGCGTGAGCAGCCATACGTGGTCGGTGAACCGGCGCACCCGCTTGATGGTCGCTCGCGCCTCACCATGATCCTTGGCGTAGAGGATCGCCGTAACATTCGCGATGATCGGCAACCGCGGGTTCACGATGGCAATGTCGCCCGGCTCGTACTCAGGCACCATCGACTCGCCCGTGATGTAGAGGCCATAGGCTTCCTTCACGTGTTCAACAGGCATGGGGCGCGGGTAGATGTCGATTGGGTCGGTGGAAACGATGATTTGCCCTGAGCCGCCCTCTGCCGAGCCGTAGATCCTGAAGTCTCGCACTGGCGTGATGAGATGAGACCGCGGAATGCGCGGAGCCTCGTCCGGGCCGTTTTCGCTGCCCTCGATCAGGTCTGCCGGGCCGACCCCGAATGCCTTCGCCGCGAGACCGATGGTCCGCTCGCTCAGTTTCCGCTCCCCTCGCTCCAGCTTGATGTAGCCGCCGCGCGAGACGCCCATCGCGGCGGCCGCATCATCCAGCGTCCACCCCTTCAGCTCGCGCAAGACCTTCAGGTTATTCCCCATGTCGGGGAGATTGCCATTTTTCCCGCTACCCGTCGCGCCCCAAATTGGGGGCTTGACTGTGTTTCCCGTTTCGGGGAACTTAGGGGAAAGAGGTGCCGACATGAAGCTGCTCGACTACATGCGCCGGGAAGGTGTCGACGATGAAGCTCTCGCCGCCCGGCTCGGCAGCGTGACCGCGTTCGCCGTGAAGAAGTGGAAGTACGGCGAGCGCATCCCCGACGCCCTGACGATCGTGCGCCTGGAGGAGATCACCGGCGGCGCAGTCACCTTGCGCGACTGGGCTGACCAGCAACGCGCCCGCCCCGCCACCGAGAGGGCCGCGTCGTGAGCTGCATCGCATTCGACTGGTTGCACATCGCGCTCCTGCTGATCGTCGCCGCCGAGACGTGGGCGTTGATCACCGCGATCCGCGTCGGTTGGGCGGTCGAGAAGCAGGTCGGCTGGCAATACATCGCCGACGAAGCGAAGAGGAGGGCCGCGTCGTGAGCGCACCTCGCCTGACCGAAGAGCAGAAGCGCGCGATCCTGCACGATTACCTTTCCGGCTTGCCGCTGAGGGCGATTGCTGCCCGTCACAAGGTGGATACGAGCTACCCGGTCATCCTCGCCAAGCGGAGAGGGAAGCCGCTTCGCTCGGCGAGGCAGATCGCTGTGAGCCGCGAGGCCGCGTCGTGAGCGAGCTCCCACATCTCGACCCCGACGCATGGCCCGAAGCAGCCACACGGAAGTGGGGTGACAATGATCTCCGAAACCGCTGCCGCGGCGCTGATAACGTTGACGTTCGTATCGGGATTACTTGTTGGAGTGGCGACCGCGGTGGATGGTCGCCCACCGTTCTGTGCCGGTGTCCGTGCACTTCTGCTGCTCGGCGCTGCGGCGATCAACTTCATTGCCGCCTTCCTGGTGCTGGTTCTCATCCCATCATGATCGCCAACCTTGCAGCCCTCGCCCGCGACGTTGCTGCGGCCCTGAGCCTCCCGCTGGGCATGATCGCCCTGGCTCAAGCGATCCAGATCATCGGCCTTCGGCGTCGGTGCGAGAACCTCCGAAAGACCGTCTGCATGATCGTGTATCAGAAGGATCGCGGGGACCCCATCGCGTTCGATCTGACGGGCGAACAGCCTCCGACGCGACTGCCGAAGAAGATCAGGAACAACCCGTGATCCGCGCCGCGCATACGGCGCGCGAGCGCGCGCCCGCACCACAGACCCGGGCGCGCCACCTGGGAGCCGGGCGGCTCTCGTCGCCTGACCCCATGCCGCCCGGCTCCCTCTCCTCGTCTCGTCCGTCGTTCTCGTTCGGCTCCATCCGTTCATCCCTCTGCCGCGCCCGCCAAGGCGCGAACGTGATCACCTCGTCGGGATCACCATTGCAGAGGAGCCCGCGCGAATGCGGACAATTTTTGCCCGGAAACGGACAACGGACATGAACGCGGCGGCGGACGTGCTCGACACCACCCGCGCCATGACGGCTGAGCTGGTCCGCCGCGCCGAGCTCGAGACCGGCTCGCGGATGTCCGCATACGAGCGGGTCGCCACGACCGTCGGCGTCTCCGCCTCGTGGGTGAGGAAGTTTGTTGCCGGCGACCCCGCCGCCAAGCGGGTGAGCTTCGTTGCCGGCCTCAACATCGTGAACCAGTACCGACGTCTCTGCGAGCGGATCGAGGCTGAGGCCGAGGTCGAGCGGCAGCGCGCCGAAGCTCTGATGGAGCAGATGAATGCGGCTACTTCGGGCGCTCTGGATGTGGTGGCGATGGTTCAGGCGCCGGAAGCGGGCGGAACGGATGCTTCGGAGCGCCGCGAGGTCTCGTGAGTGACACGGGTTCTGCGGCGGGCCATCCGCCGCAGATGATGAAAGGAGACAACGATGGTGGCAACCGAATGGACCTCGGACGCCGGCCGGGTGTCGCGTGATCAGATCCGGGCGCTTGTCGAGCGGATCGAGCGACTCGAAGAGGAGAAGAAGGCGCTCGCCGACGACATCAAGGACGTGTTCGCAGAGGCCAAGGGCAACGGCTACGACGTCAAGGCGCTGCGCGCGGTGATCCGCTTGCGCAAGCAGGACAAGGACGAGCGGGCCGAGCACGAGGCGATTGTCGAGACCTACATGCACGCCCCCGGCATGCTGGCCGACACGCCGCTCGGTCGCGCCGCCATCGAACGCGCTGTGGCGTGAGGGCGGCGTCATGGGACGGCGTCGGTCACGATCAGGCCTCGACTCACTCCCGAGAGGAGTGGCGTCCATCATCCGAGCGATGCAGTCGGGCGAGCGGTTAACGCGCACGCTCCGCCATAAGCGCACCGGAGAATGTGAGATCACATTCGCGCTCGAACCGTCCGGAAAAACAGTCTCCCGCAGAAGCGGGGAGATCGCCATCCGGACCCGCTTCGTCGAGCCTTTGCAGGACGGCCTGTTCGGCCCGGACACGTCGCAGACCTATCGCGCGACTGCGCCATGACCGTCCCGCGCCACTCCTGGGATTGGCCGCACCGCGACGTCGGCGGGTGAGGTGACATGATGATTGCTGCCCTATTCGTGCAGCGCGGCGGCGTGTATTCCGGGCTTGGCCACGTCGACCCGTGGCCGATCGAACGAGACGCGCGGCTCTACGCCGGGCCGTGGCCGGTCGTCGCTCATCCACCGTGCGAACGGTGGGGACGATACTGGCACGGCTCGCCGGCGAGGCCGCATCAATTCAAGCTGGGCGCCGATCAGGGCTGCTTCGCTGCCGCGCTTGCCGCGGTCCGCAACTTTGGTGGCGTGCTCGAACACCCCGCGCACTCGCACGCATGGGCCTACTTCGGCCTATCTGCGCCGCCGGCACGTGGCGGGTGGGTTGTGGCTGATCGATATGGCGGATGGACGTGCCAAGTCGAGCAAGGGCACTACGGACACTTCGGGCGCAAGCCGACATGGCTCTACGCTGTCGGCGCCGAACTTCCCGATCTGATCTGGGGACCGGCGCCGCAGCGTCTCCACCCTCGCGCGGTCGAGCTTCACGGCCGCGAGAAGGCACGCCGCATCGGCGTCATGGCGATGGTCGGCGGCAGGGACAAGACGAAGATCCGCGCTGCCACTCCGCCCGAGTTTCGTGACCTCCTGATCAGCACCGCATCGACCGCGGTGAAAAAATTGCACGCGGCGGAGTGAACACCATGACCGATCTCACGCCCATGGTGCTGCACGATGCCGCCGCGCCGCCCGAGAGGGTCAGCGCGCACCCGCCCTCGCTGTGGGCTCAGCGGCCGGAGGCGGCCGAGCGCGCGATCGCGCTCTACCGCGACGGCGCTTCGGCCACGACGATCATGGCTGCGATACGCGACGAGTTCGGCGCCTTCGTCACCCGCAGCGCCGTGCAGGGCCTGATGCACCGGCGCGGCGTCCGGCGCTCCGAGCGCCACGGCGTGACGGTTGTCACGGAACGGATGCGCGCCGTCGCCAAGGGCCGGCCGCTCAAGGTGCAATGCGTGCCGCGGGCGCCGCGCCCGATCGTGTTCGGTGCGCGGCCGAAGCTGCCGGCGCGCCCTTCCCTCCCCGAGCGGGGCGGAGCGCCAGTGATCACGTCGGGGCCGCCCGGAGGCGTGGCGCTGCTCGATCTAGAGCGCCAACACTGCCGCTGGCCGCTGTGGCAGGACGACGCTCCGGCGTGGTCGCCGCGCCGCTGCTGCGGCGCCCGCCGGAGAGACCCGGACTCGCCGCTCGACCACTACTGCCCGGAGCACGGCGCAATGGCGTTTGTGCCGCCGGAGAAGCGCGCGCGGAGGGGATGATGGCTCGCCCGTGGATGCCCCTGTACATCGCCGACTACCGGGCCGACACCGGGCACCTGACGGCTGCCGAGCATGGCGCGTATCTGCTGCTGCTCATCGCTATCTGGCAGTCGCCGGGGTGCAGTATCCCGGCAGACGATCGATCGTTCGCCAAATACGCTCGGTTGACACCGAAGCGGTGGCGGAGATTTAAGCCGACCCTCTTCGCATTTTTCAGCGTCGAAGACGGCGCGGTCACACCGACCGGCGCTACGTCATGGCGTCATGCCGACTGGGCTTTTCATCCGTGCCGATGGACCCAGGGCACCGATTGGCGACGCATCAGAGAGGCGGTCTTGAGGCGCGACGATTTTCGCTGCGCCTACTGCGGTAACGATCAAGGTCCGTTTGACATCGACCACATCACGCCTCGATCCCGCGGCGGAACCAACGACGCCTCAAATCTCGCATGCTCGTGCGCTTCCTGTAACCGCAGCAAGGGCGCCAGGACACTCGGAGAGTGGCGGCAATGAGCGAGCGTGGCGTTTTCGCGATCGATCGGGGCGTGTGGGACCACCCCATGCTCAAGAGCCGAGAGCCGTTCTCGCGTCGCGAAGCGTGGATGTGGCTCATCTCCGAGGCGGCGTGGAAGCCGAGGGTGGTGATGATCGAGGGGAGGAGGATCGCGCTGGAGCGCGGCCAACTCGTGCACTCGATCAGGTTCATGGCCGAGAAGTGGTGCTGGCCGAAGAGCAACGTCGCCCGATTTTTGGAGGCCCTGAAAACCGAGACGATGATTGGGACAGAAAGCGGTACAGGGATCACTGTCATAACTATCTCAAAGTACAACGAATATCAGCGCGTGAGCCTGCCTGACCGGGACAGTGACGGGTCAGATGGTGGGACAGAAGCGGGACAGGAGCGGGACAGAGAAGAAGACAGGAAATACAAGAAAAAGATTGGTGATGGTGGTGACGCGCAGGCGCGCGACCCTGATCCGCTCGATCGTCCCGAGCCCGCCCCGGAACCAGCCCTGCCCGCACGGCCGGCCAGCCTGATCACGCCGGAGGCTCACGCCCTCGCCGCCGAGCTGGCGGCGATCGCCGGCGTCGGCGCCGGCGCCGACACGCCGCCGGGCTGGTGCGGCGCCGCCCACCGGGTGCAGACGTGGCTGTCCCGCGGCTGGACACGCGACGTGGTGCTGATTGGCGCCCGCGCCTCGATGGCGCGCAAGCGCGACGGGCCGCCCAGCGGGGTCGGCTACTTCGAACCCGCCATCGCCCGCGAGATCGCCGGCCAGGCGAAACCCCTCCCCGAGATCGTCGCCCTCCCAGCCAAGACCGTCCACGCCGCACCCGCGGTCCGCGCCTACTCGGTGCGGGATCAGGCCGAACAGGAGACCAGGAATGCCCTCGCCAAGCTCCGAGAATTCGCGACAGGAGGCGGCTCGCGTGGTGCTGCGGATCCTCGGTGCCTACCCCACGATCCCGGCGAGTGACCGGGAGGTATTCATCGCGGGCTACGTCCAGCTCCTGGAGCGCTACCCGGCATGGTTCATGGAGGTGGCGGCCGACATGGTGAACGGGATCCCTGGACACTTCGAACGCTGTCCTCCTATCGCCGCTGCCAGGGGATGGCTCGAAAAGGCGTTTGAAGCGGAGCAACGATACCGCGAACGGGCCATGCGGCCTCGCCTCCTCAATGGTCCGCCACAGTCGCTCCGCCCCGTCTCCGGGGCCGCGACGCGGTCCGGGCTGTGCGAGCGGTACGGGATCAGCGCCGTCCCTCACGGTTGGGATGCTCTCGACGTGGCCAGGGCCGCCGCTGTGCATGGCGATGGGTTCCGCGAGCACGTCGAGCGGATCGTGGCCGATCAGTCCGGGCGTCCAGCACCTCAAACCATGTTCACGTCGGCGGTCGAGCGAGTCCGTCCGAAGGTGATGACCGGCGAGCAGTTGGTCGAGCATTACGGGCGCCAACCCGCGCCCGATGATCACGGCAACGATTGGGATTAAACGCCTTGGAATACGTCGTATATTCCTCGCATGGAATGGACCGGACGGCAGGTCGGCGAGGCGCTGGTGGCGGCGTTCCGCGCGCTGCCGGACACGCCGATCTACGCGCCGGTGCCGGCGGTCCTGGTGCCGGCGCTCCCTCCGGACGGAGCGCCGCCGCATCTCGAGCTGCTGATGCTTGCAGCGCGCCACCTCGGGCGGGCCGATCGCGCCTCGGTGCTGTGCTGGGCGCGCCACAAGGCGACGCGCCGGCTGCGGCTCTTCGCCCGGGAGAGCGGCCGCGATCGCGGGGCGGAGCGCCGGCGCGTCGCCACCGCGCCGGAGTGGTGAGGTCGACGTCGAGTGTGGGCTTGAGCCGCGCCGTCGACCATGCAAAATGGTCGCAGAAACCAGACGGATTGCCGCCATGACGTGGGCCGAGGAAGTGCGCCTCGATTTCATCGACCTGCTGTTGCTCGCGCGTGGGCGAGTGGTGCGCGCGGATCTCGTCGATCGCTTCGGCATCTCGATGTCGCAGGCGTCTAGCGACATCGGCGCGTTCGCCCGGCAGCATCCGGACGCGATGAAATACGATCGTTCGGCAAAATGCTACGTGCCGAGCGTGCGGCGCTATCGCTCGGTCCGCGGCCAGGGCAAGCGGACCATTGATGCCCTGGCGCAGCTCGCGGCTGCCGGCAGCCGCCTCGGGTGGCGCGATCAGCCCTGAGGCTGCTCAGCCACGGCCTCATTGAAGCATACTTCACACCGATCTGCGGCAGACGCCGCCCCGCAGTCTCACGACGTCGCATCCGTGACCTCCGGGCGCGAGGTCCGCCCGGCGGTCCGCCTCGCTCAGCCAATGAGCGTAATCGGAGCGATCCCCGTCCCATGCGGCGGTGTAGGCCGAATATGTTGCCTTGAGACGGGCAAGCGCTACGGCCACTTCTGCGTCAAGCCACTTGGCCGCATCCGCCACCATCTCCTGCGCGGCGTCGCCTCCTCGGTTGTGGTATTCCACATTCGTGGCCATGCATTGAATTTCTTTGAGTGCTTTGTCTGCCCTCTCCATGGCGTCGAGAATTTGAGCGACATATCCGATATCGTCTACTTCTGGTGTCACGCTCACGAAGCTCTCTCCTATGGGTGATTTGCAGGGCACCCGGGGCGTGACAGCGCCCCGGGTGCCTACTTACGGTGATGATTAGGCAGACCACGCTTTGAGCGTGGCGCGCGCGTGCGCGATAACCACGCTCAAGTGGTCCGCCGCCGGCAACCGAGCGAGTTCGTCGCGCATCGCCGCCGCCTGAGCTTGCCCCTGGTTGGATGCAGGGTGCTTGATAGCCTTGATGGCACGCTCGGTGTCCGACCGCTTCGCGTCGCGGGCGATCGCGGCCACGATGCGAAGGCGCTCGTTACGGATCACTCGCCGGCCGTCTGTCGGGTTGGCGCCGTCGGTCTCGTACGCGAGCAGGTCATTCAAGAGCTGCTTGGTGACGCTCCGGTTCGGGTGGTTGGCCATTTCCGTTCCTCCGCCCCTGATGTGCCCCGAGGCGCGGGCCTTGATCTCGTCGATGAATTTAAGTATACAGATATTGATGACGCGGTCAATAGCGGTATACCAAAAAAAACGAAAGCGAGGCAGACCCGCGACGGGACACGACCCGCTGCTGTCTGCGCGCGTGCCTGATGCGGTGAGGGAGCGGGTCGACCGATATGCCGCCGAGCGTGGGATCACGCGATCAGCGGCCGTCCGCGAGCTGTTGGAAACGGCCCTCGATCAGCGGCCTAGTGGTGTGGTGCTCGCGCGCTGACCGCTTCAGCGCCCCGCCGGCCCGCGCGCCGCGAAGTGCTCGGCGGTCTCCTCCAGAAGCATTCGGAAGTGGGCCGCCGCCTGCCGCGTCGCGCGGTCTCCAGCGCGACCGCGGGCCGCCGCGATCGCCGCGAAGCTCGTCCGGTCGCCGATCACGGCCCGCAGCATCCGGGCGCCGACGACGCCAACGGCGTTCTCGACCCGCCGCATCAGCGCCTGCAACCTACGGGCGTCCTGTACCGCGTAGCCGATGGCCAGTTCATGGCGCTCGGCCATGTCGATGCGGCCACCGTCGTTCCAGCTCGACGAGCTGCCGAGCCGGGCGGTGCGCTCGAACGCCTCTTGGAGCATGCGGCCGACCTGATAGGCCGCCTCGCTGATGCGGCCGTGGCTGCGCTCGTCCTCCAGGATGTCGGTCCTGGTATTGACGGTGGCGAGCAGACGCGCGCCGGGCTCCATCGGGTCCGGAACGGCGACGACCGCGGTGCGGATGGCAGCGCCTGCCGGAGGCCGAGCGAGGCCCTGGGCGGGAGTGCGAACTGATCTGCGATCGGCGTAGCGGCCGGTCTGGCGGGCGGGACGGATCGGGGGCATGAGCGGGGGTTCACTCCAGAGGAGTCCATGCGTTGGCGATGTTTGGATGGTGCGTCAATACGGTGATCTACTTAGATTTCGGACTTGACCGGACCGGCGAAACCTGCAAAATCGTCATCGTGGAATTCATGCGCGCCGCGGTCCTCCGCCTGCGCGTTTTTTGTGCCCGTCATCATGGCTGACCTGTCCCGCCTCTACGATCTCGCGCGGCGGGTCGACCGCCTGGCCCCGCCGGACCGGCGACGCCCCGATCGATTCACCGAGCAGAAGTCGGAGCTGGCGGCCGAGCTGCGGGCGATCGCCCGCGCGGCTGGCGCCCGGCCGGCGCTTCCAGTCGGTGGCCAGCCGACCGTCATCCGGGTGCGCGGCAGGCCCGTGCTGGTGCAGCGCCGGCGGGCCGGGTTCGGGCTCGGATAGCCTCCGATAATCATCCTTCTCGGAGCCTATTCCGACGAGCGAGTCGCTCTGAAAAACAACGATGGATCAACATGTTCTGCCGGTCCCGATCGGCGGGACGACGGCGCTCGAAACGGGCACCGGGCCGGGTGACCTCACGGATGCACTGAGGTCCGCCCGCGCCTACGCGATGGCCGAGAAATCGGCCGCGACCCGGCGGGCCTATGCGAGCGACTGGGATCACTTCCGGGCGTGGTGCTACTCCCACGCTGTCGCGCCGCTGCCCGCCGCGGTCGAGACCGTCGCGGCCTATCTCGCCTCTCTGGCCGACGCCAGGTTGAAGGCGAGCACCATCATGCGGCGGACCGCCGCGATCGCATACGCGCATCGGCTGGCCGGGTCGCCCCCTCCGACCGCCGCCGAGCCGACCAAGGCGGTGCTGAGAGGCATCCGGCGGCGGGTCGGCGTCGCGGTCGAGCAAAAGGCTCCCGCGACGGCGCGCGCCATCACCGCGATGCTCAAGGGCATCCCGGACACCATGCAAGGGCGACGCGACCGCGCCCTCCTGCTGATCGGCTTCGCGGCAGCGCTCCGCCGTTCGGAACTCGTCGCACTCACGGTCGCCGACCTGGAGCGGACCCCGGAGGGCGTGGTCATCCACATCCGGAGGTCCAAGACCGACCAAGAGGGCGAGGGTCACCAAGTCGCGGTTCCGATCGGCGGGAAGCTCCGGCCGGTCCAGGCGCTCGACGCCTGGCTGTCGGCCGCGGCGATCACCGAAGGCCCGGTGTTCCGCGCGGTCAACCGCGGCGGCCGGGTTGCCGCCGGCGCGCTGTCCGACCACGCCGTCGCCGACATCGTGAAGCGGCGCGCCGCGGCGGCCGGACTCGATACCCGGCAGTTCTCCGGCCACTCGCTGCGCGCGGGCTTCGTCACTTCGGCCCTGGAGTCCGGCGCCGATCTGCTCAAGGTGATGGACGTGACGCGCCACCGTGAAGTGCGCACGCTGAAAGCCTATGACCGACGTGCCAAGGCATTCCGCGACCACGCCGGACGGAAGTTTCTATGAGAGGTGCATGCGCATGGGCGATGTGATCACGTTCCCGGCCGGCCGCATGAGACTACCCGACGAGGGCTCGCCGGAAGCGGCTCGGCTGGACCAGATTGCCGCCACCGTGCGGGCCGGGACCGGCTGCACCGCCGAGCGCGCCGACTTCGTCGCGGCACGGGTGATGCGGGCTCATCGAGGGGGAGGAAACCGTATGAGGCGCGCCGTCGATGTCCCTGAGCGTGGTGACGAGCAGACCCTTTCGCACTTCGTTCGATGCGTCATCGGTCCAGCGCTCGAAAGCTTGTTCCCTGCGGGTGGGCACTTTCCGACCGTGCGGGCCGAGGTGCGCGATGACGCCGAGCACGGCCGCGTCGTGTCGATCATCGTCGACGATGATCGCCTGTAACCATCACCAAGGAGAGCCACATGGCGAAGAAGAAGGGCGGCAAGAAGTGCTGATCGCAGCGCCGCTGCCGCGCACGAAGCGCGTCAGCCGCACGGAACAAGAGGCTGGCGCCACGGCGCCTGCTTCGTCCTGAGAACAGACCCGTAACAGGGCAAATCACATGGCTAAGTTCCAGCCCGGGCGGAGTGGCAATCCTGGCGGCAGGCCGAAGACCATCACCGAGGTGCGCGACCTCGCCAGGGCGAAGACCGCCGAGGCGATCGAGGCCCTGGCGCAGATCGCGACGGCCGGCGAGAGCGAGGCCGCCCGGGTGAGCGCAGCCGTGGCGCTGCTGGATCGAGCCTGGGGCAAGGCGCCGCAGGCGATCGCCGGACCCGACGGCGAAGGGCCCGTCGCGGTCGTCAGCAGGATCGAACGTGTCATCGTCCGACCGAACCAGAAGCCTGAGGATGCCGACGGCTGAGGTGTTCACGCCTCTGCTCGCGCCGGCCCGCTACAAGGGGGCGCATGGCGGCCGCGGCTCCGGCAAGTCGCACGTCTTCGCCGAGATGCTGATCGAGGACGCGCTGGCGAACAAGGGCCTGCTGTCGGTGTGCATCCGCGAGGTGCAGCGGACCTTGGCCGACAGCGCCAAGCGCCTGATCGAGGCGAAGCTCGTCGCGCACAAGCTCACCGAGGCCGACGGCTTCAAGGTGTGGCGCGAGCGGATCGAGACGCCGGGCGACGGCGTGATCATCTTCAACGGCATGGCCGACCACACGGCCGAGTCGATCAAGAGCCTGGAGGGCTTTCGCCGCGCCTGGATCGAGGAGGCGCAGACCCTGTCGGCGCGATCGCTGACCCTGCTGCGCCCGACCATCCGGGCCGAGGGCTCGGAGATCTGGGCGAGCTGGAACCCGCGGCGCAAGACCGATCCGATCGACCTTCTGTTGCGCGGCTCGCCGCCGACCGGCGCCGTCGTGGTGCAGGCGAACTGGCGGGACAATCCGTGGTTCCCGGCGGTGCTGGACCAGGAGCGCCGCGACTGCCTGCGCGACGATCCGGACCAGTACGATCACATCTGGGAGGGCGGCTATGTGTCGGCCCTGACCGGAGCCTATTTCGCCAAGCACCTCGCCACCGCGAAGACCGAGGGCCGCATCGGCAAGGTCGTGGCCGATCCGCTGATCCGGCGCCGTGCCTTCTGGGATCTCGGGGGCGCGGGCGCCTCGGCCGACGCCATGGCGATCTGGGTCGCCCAGTTCGTCGACCGCGAGATCCGGGTGCTCGACTACATCGAGGGCGTCGGCCAGGTGCTCGCCCACTACGTCGCCGAGCTGCGCGCACGCGGCCACGGCGAGGCGCTGTGCGTCCTGCCGCACGACGGGGTCAACACCAACACGATCACCGGCAAGCGCTACGAGGACCATGTCCGCGACGCCGGCTTCGAGGTCGAGGTGGTGCAGAACCAAGGCCGCGGCGCCGCGATGATGCGCATCGAAGCCGTCCGGCGGCTGTTTCCCCGGATCTGGTTCGACGCCGCCGCCACGGAGGCCGGGCGCGATGCACTCGGCTTCTATCACGAGCGGCGGGACGAGAACCGCAATGTGGGGCTCGGCCCCGAACACGACTGGTCGAGCCACGCGGCCGACGCCTTCGGCCTGATGTGCGTCGCCTACGAGCAGCCGATGCAGACCAAGGAACGACGCTCCCGCCCGCGCGGCGGAGGCTGGATGGGAGCCTGACGATGGCGACATTCGACGAGCGATGGTCGGCTCTCGATGAACTTGGTGCTGGGCTCGCCCGCTATGAGCCGACGCAGGAGCTGCGCGCCTACACCCCGACGTGGCGAGAGCGCATCGGCGGGTGGTTAATGGGCGACGGCGGCGGACAGCCGAAGCGCGACCTCGTCGCCGGCCTGGTCGGGTCGACCGGTTTACCCAACACGGCCCGGAGCGACACCGCCGGCCTGTCGCTCGCCGATATCCTGCCGGTGATCGGCGGCACGCTCGGCGCCAACGATGCACTGCGCGAGGGCGACGACCCCCGCGCCGCGGCGAATGCCGTGACAGCCATGGCGCCGCTGGCGGCTCCGCTGGTGCGCGGCGTGATCGCCGCAGCCCCGAAGACCACAGCGGCCGTGGCCGGTGCGCTGGGGGCCACGATGACCCCGGCTGACGCCGGCACCCGCCTCACGCGGGAGCAGCGCCAGCAGATCGAGGTGGAGCGCCAGCGACTTGAAGCGCAGCGCCAGGCTGCCGAGGCCGAGGCCCGGATGCGGGCCCAGACCGACATGGAGCGGCAGCGCGCCGAGGCCGAGTTCCAGCGCCAGCGCGCGGTCCAGGACGCCGAGCTGCAACGGCAGATGGAGGCACAGCGCCAGCGCGACGCCGAGGCCGCGGCGGCCAGGGCTCGCGACGCCGAGGCACGCATGCCGTTCCGCGAGCGCTATCCCAACCTCGCATCGGCGCTGCCGTTCGCCGGAGCCGCGGCGGCCTTTGCCGTTCCGGCCGCCGTCAAGGCGGGCAAGACCATCTACAACAACCGCGCCATCGGTCGATGGAATGCCGCCGTCGATCAGGCGGCCGAGGCGCTGCCCGGCGCGTCGAAGCCGGCGGCTCGCGGCATCGCGGCAGAGATGCGGGCATTCGATGAACTGGGGCCTCCGCCCGGGGCAAAACCAGGGTGGGGCGTCATGGGCGCTTCGGCTGCACTGCCGGCCGAAGCCAGCCTGATCCCGCAGGAGTATGATGCACTGATGCTTCCGGCGGGTGACCCGAACCGCGAGGCGGCTCGCGCGACCCTGACGGACCCGGTCGAGTTGGCGAAGCGTGCCGCCACCGGGCTCTTGGCCGGGGTGCCGCTTGCAAAGCTCGGGTCAGAGTTCCCGATGGGGTGGATGGAGAGGCCGGCGCCGATCGCCAGGACCAAGGGGCTGATCGAGGCGGCCGACGCCTATGTGGCGCAGCGCACGCGGCCGACCGTCAAGCGGAAGGCAAAGCCGAAGACGAAGCCTGAGCCGAAGCCCGACGCGCCGACCGAAGAATAGAGATCAATCGCAGGACCGGGAGAGCGGCGACGAAAATGAAGCATGTCGCCGTGCCGAGCCCCAAGCTGATCGCGCCGACCGCGAGGTGAACCGCGAGGAAGCCCGGCCAGTCCGCCGCACCGAGGAAAAGCAGCGGGAAGAGCCCGGCCCACACCGCCGAGACTCCGAGTCCAGCTCGCGCCAATCCTCCCGCCGCAATCATCACCCTGTCCATCGGTCCCTCCGGATCGGAAAAGTGTAGCCCGTCCAGGGCGGAACGCAACCACATGGCCGAGCAGACCCAGTCCGACGCCGGCACAGCGGCCGGCGACACCGACCCGCACGCCGAGGCGCTGCGCCGCTACGAGCGCGGTTACGAGCGCGAGCGCGAGAACATCACGCGCGCCTACGAGGACCTGGCGTTCCGCGCCGGCGAGGGCCAGTGGGACGAGGTGGCGCGCCGAGGCCGCGAGGACGAAGGCCGGCCGTGCCTGACGGTCGACAAGTCGAGCCAGTTCGTGCGCCAGGTCACCGGAGACATGCGGCAGATGCGGCCCGCCATCAAGGTGACGCCGGTCGACGATCGCGGCTCGGCCGAGGTCGCGGCGAAGATCCTGCCCGGCCTGATCCGCTACATCGAGCAGCGCAGCGACGCGCAGGCCGCCTACTTCTGCGCCGTGGACAGCCAGGTCGCGGCCGGCGTCGGCCACTGGCGCATCACCACCGAATACGCCGGCACCGACACGTTCTTGCAGGAGATCGGCGTCGCGCCGATCGAGGACGGTGTCTCGGTGATCTGGGACCCCGACGCGGTCCAGCCGACCCGCGAGGACGCGGCGTGGTGCTTCGTGCCGGTCGACCTGTCGCGCACCGCCTTCGAGGCGCGATGGCCGGATGCCAGCGCCGACGCCGTCGATCGCGCCGACGCCAGTGCCGTGCTGACCGACTTGGTCGGCAACGACACCGTGCGGGTCGCCGAATATTGGGAGAAGGTGCCGGCCAAGCGCCGCCTCGCCCTGATGCCCGATGGCGGCGTCGACGACGTCACCGACGATGCGGCCGCCGAGGCGGACGCAGTCGCGCTCGGCGCCAGGATCGAGACGCGCGACGACCACAAGGTGATGCGTAGCCTGATCTCGGCGAGCGAGATCCTGGAGGGGCCGGACGAGTGGCCGGGCCGGCACATCCCGATCGTGCCGCTCATCGGCGAAGAGATCCGGATCGGCGGCCGCACCGTGCGGCGCGGCGTCATCCGCACGCTCAGGGACCCGCAGCGCCTCTACAACTACTCGATCTCGGCGCAGGCCGAGGTGATCGCGCTGCAACCCAAGGCGCCGTTCACCGGCACCCGCAAGAACTTCGAGAAGTTCGTGGACCAGTGGGAGACGGCCAACGCGAAGAACTGGCCGTACCTGGAGTACGAGCCCGATCCAGCGAACGGCGGGCAAGCGCCGCAGCGGGTGCAGCCGGCCGTCTCGTCCCAGGGCATCGGCGAGCTGCTCGCCACCGCCACCGGCGACATGTCGGCGGTCACCGGCATCTACCCGGCCTCGCTCGGCGCCGCCAGCAACGAGACGTCGGGCCGCGCCATCATGGCGCGCCAGCGCGAGGGCGACACCGGCACCTATGTGTATGTCGACAATTTCGCCCGGGCGCTCCGCCACACCGGCCGCATTCTGCTCGACCTGATCCCGTACGTGTATGACACCGCGCGCACGATCCGCATCGTCGGCGACGATGGTAAAGTCGACCTGGTGCGACTCAACGAGGTACTGATCGACCCGAACGGTGACGGCATCGCAACGCACGTCCTCAACGACGTGACGGTCGGCGCCTACGACCTCTCGATCGAGATGGGTCCGAGTTTCACGACCGCGAGGGCCGAGGCGCGTGACGGCATGCAGGCGCTGATGCAGGCGCTCGGGCCACAGGCCGTGATCCTCGCCGATCTCTTCGCTAGCCAGCAGGACTTCCCCTTGGCCGACAAGATCGCAAAGCGGCTGAGGACCATGCTGCCGCCGCCGATCCAGCAGGCCGAGGCGGCCGAGTCCGGCGAGCAGCCCCCGCCTCCGCCGCCCCCCGATCCGGCGCAGCAGGCCGCGGCACAGGCCGAGCAGCAGAAGGCGCAGCTCGAACAGATGAAGATGCAGCTCGAAGCCGCGAAGCTCGACGTCGAGCGCGAGAAGATCGCCGCCGAGCTGGAAACGGCGCGCATGGAGGCGGCGAGCGCCGCGGCGCAGCAGGCGCCCGCTGGAGCCGCGTCAGACCCGCGCGTCGACCAGCTCGCCGCCGCCGTGGACACGATTTCGGCCGTGATAATGCAGCTCGTCGACGCCGTGCAGGCGATGCAGCCGCCCGCCGTGCCGCCGCCGATGCCGGGCGACACCGGCCAGGGCGGCGTGCCGCCGCCGATGGACCCCGCCACCACCGCTTCCGAGCCGCCTCCGGGCGGCTTTTTCGCGCCCGGCGACGTGCTGGCGCGGCCTCCCGAAGGGATGTGATCATGCGCCTCGTCTACTGGCTCGCACTCACCGCTTCATTACTCACCGCTGGTGGCTCGTACGCACAGCAGGTGCCAACCTGGACCGTGTACCAGTCCAAATCCAGCGGCAACGTCGCGAACGCGGCGGCGACCGCGACGATGAGCGCGGTTGTCGATCGGACCCACTACCTGTGCGGGTTCATCATCATGTCGACCGGGGCTACAGCCGCGACGGTCGTAAACGCGACCATCTCCGGTCTGCTCGGCGGGACGATCACGCTGCCGTACGCGGTCAAGGCCGATCCGGCTGCGCAGAACGAGACTGTCGCGCTCGATCTTGCACCCTGCATGCCGGCGAGTGCGCCAAACACTGCGATCACCCTGACGCTGCCGGCTCTTGGCGCTGGCAACACCAATGCGGCGGTGGCCATCTACGGCTATCGCTACTGACACGCTTCCGCAGGCCGGCGCGCGACGTGCTGGCCGCGTGATGACCGCCGCCCCCGCGCGGCACCACCGACGAGAGACGCATGGACATCGAGAACGACGGTTCCGCGCCGGCGGACGACACCCTGCTGGCCGACCGGGTCGACGAGTCCACCCAGGTCGACGCGGGCGATGAGCCCGAACCGGCCGACACAGGGACGGACGAGCCCGAGGGCGACCAGGACGCTGGCGACGACGCCGGCGACGCGGACGAGCACGAGGGCGATGAGGACGACGAGCAGCCTCGCCGCAAGAAGGCATCCGGCTCCGAGCGGCTCAAGCGCCGCCTGGCCGCCGCGGAGGCCGAGCTCGCCACGCTCCGCAGTCGCGTTCCGAGCGACGGCGGCGTGACGCTGGCCGACGTCCGCGCCGAGATCGGCGACCCGCCGCGCGAGGAGGATTTCGGCACCGACTACGCCGCCTACGACCGCGCCCGCACCGCCTACGAGATCGACGCCCGCCAGACTTTCCGGCAGCTCCAACGCCGCGCCGTCGAGGCGCACAACGCTCACCACGCGGCGCTGCGCGAGCAGGTCGAGGCGCATCAGGAGCGTGTCGAGGAGTTCGCCGAGAAGGTGCCCGACTTCGCGACGACGCTCAAGAAGGCGTCCCGCGATGGTCTCAAGGCATCGCCGATCGTCGAGCGGCTGGTGATCGAGTCCGACAGCTCGGCTCACCTCCTCTACCACCTCGCCAAGAACCCGGAGCGGCTCGACCGCCTCAACCGGATGAGCGAGCGAGAGGCAACCCGCGAGATCGGGCGCATCGAAGCGCGTCTGACCCTACCCACCCAGAAGACCACCACCAAGGCTCCTCCGCCGAAGACGCCCCCGAAGGGAGGCGCGAGCGCTGTTCCCGACCCGTCCAAGATGACGATGGAGCAGTACCGGAAGTGGCGCGAGGCCCGCAAAGGCTGAGGACTAGCCGCACATGGCCAACAAGCTGATCACCCCGAGCGTCATCGCCAAGGAAGCGCTGATGCATCTGGAGAACAACCTGGTGTTCGCGAACCGCGTCCACCGTGAGTACAAGAAGGAGTTCGTGAAGGTCGGCGACACCGTCAGCATTCGGCGGCCGGTGAAGTTCTACGCGGCCGACGGCGCGACGCTGGTCAAGCAGGACGTCGAAGAAGGCAACACGGCGATCAAGATCGATCAGCGCAAGCATGTCGGCTGGGAGTTCAGCTCTCAAGACCTGACCCTGACCATCGAGAAGTACTCCGAGCGCTACATTCAACCCGCCTGCATCACCCTCGCCCAGGTGGTCGACCAGGCGGTCGCCAGCCTCTACAAGAAGGTGTGGAACTCGGTCGGCACGCCGGGCACCACGCCGGCCAACTTCGCGGCCCTCGGGTCCGCCGCCCAGCGGCTGGACGAGATGGCGGTGCCGGCGAAGCCTCGTGCAGCCGTCGTGAACCCGGCCGCAGGCTGGACCCTCGCCGGCGGTCAGACGGCCCTGTACATGGCCGATGTCGCCAAGTCGGCGTACCGCGAGGGCACGATCGGCGACATCGCCGGGTTCGACACGTTCCGCAGCCAGAACGTCCGCAACCACGTCGTCGGCACCAAGGCCGGCTCTCCCCTGGTGAACGGCGCGAACCAGAGCGTGACCTATCAGTCCATCGCGTCTACCGGCAACAAGCAGAGCCTCGTCACCGACGCCTGGACGGCCTCCAGCGCCGTGCTCAAGGCGGGTGACGTGTTCACCATCGCGGGCGTCTACGCAGTCAATCCGGTCCCCGGCGAGGGCACGACCGGCAAGCAGGTGATGCCCTACTTGCAGCAGTTCGTGGCGCTCGCCGACGCCACCGCCGACGGCTCCGGCAATGCGACGCTGTCCATCTCGCCCGCGATCATCACGTCCGGTGCGCAGCAGACCGTGAGCAACGCTCCGGCCGACAACGCGGCGATCACCGTGCTCGGCACGGCTTCGACGGCCTACCCGCAGAACCTCTGCTTCTCGCGGAACGCCTTCGCGCTGGTGACCGTCCCGCTGATCATGCCGGACAGCGCCGCCTTCAAGGCGCAGGAGAGCCACAACGGCCTGTCGATCCGCGTCGTCAAGGACTTCGACATCACGAACGACAAGGAGATCATCCGGCTCGACGTGATGTTCGGAGTCGAGGCGATCTATCCCGACCTCGCCGTCCGTCTGTGGGGCTGACCATGACGTCGGGGCGGGCTTCGGTCCGCCCCCTCTCCCCGAGGACATCATGACCGATACCAGGCGTTGGGGTTATCGCGGCCCCGAGGAGCACCTGTTCGACGGGCCTCTGCCCGAGGGCTGGGCCGACCGGCCGGCGCGCGGCTATCACCCGCACGACGTGGAGCGCGGCATTCCGCCTGAGCCCGGCGCCCCCGGCGCCCCCGGCGACGCGCCGGACCGTCAGGCGGCCGCACCGCCGCCCGCACCCAAGAAGCGGAAGAGCTGAGCAATGGCCGCGGTCTCCTACACACGCCGTGACCTGATCGACAAGGCGCTCGACAATCTCGGCGTGCTCGCCGCCGGCCAGACGTCGGCCGCCGAGGACGTCGCCAAGGTCGACGCCCTGATCGACCCGATGGTGTCGATGCTGGCGGCCGACGAGATCGCCTATGTGGACGCCCCTGGCGAGCCGGTGGCGAGCGGCGGCGAGATCGACCCGGCGCAGTTCTTGGCGCTCGCCGCGGTGCTGGCCGACGAGGCGAAGTGCGGCTGGGGGCTCCAGGCCGATCCCAGCTTCTACGTGCTTCGGACGCAGGCCGAGGAGCGGTTGCGGCGGCTCGGCCGGCCGCCGCGGACCCGCCGCACGCTGCGCACCGACCCGATGTTGCGGCGGGGTCTCGTGCGGTGTCGCCATGGCTGCTAGCGTCGTCCCGATCCCCTTCCCGTTGTCGAGCGCGCCGGGCCGGCACCCGCAGGAGAGCGCCGGGCGCCTGATCAACGGCTTCGGCGAGCCGCTCGGCGACACCGCGGCGTCGGATCGCGTCTACCGACGGGTGCCCGGCCTGCGCGCCTTCGGCACTACGACACGGACCGGTTTCCGCGGCGCCGCCGAGATTAACGGCACGCTCTACAGCGCATGGTCCGGCCGGTTGGTGAAGCACACCGCCGCGGGCGGCGCGGCGGTCGACATCGGCGCGCTGAACGGAACGCGGCGCGGGTTCTTCGCCCGCAACAACGCCACGACTCCGGATCAGGTTTTCGTCGACCCGGACGGCACTGTCGCGACGTTCACCTCGTCGACCGTCACCAACGGCTACCCCGACGCGGACCTACCCTCTCCCAACAGCGTCACCTCGATCGACGGCTATCTGGTGTTCGGGATCGGCGACGGCCGTGTGTTCGCGACCGACCTCAACACGACGGCGGTCAACCCCTTGTCGTTCGCGCGCGGCGAGGCCCGCCCCGATGGACTGGTGCGGGTCGTCACCTCCGGCAGCGTCCTGGTGCTGATGGGCGCCTACACGTCCGAGGTGTGGACCAATGTCGGCACCTCGCCGTTTCCGTTCCAGCGCTCGACCGTGCTCGACTACGGCCTGATCGGCCCCTATGCGGTAGCCGGCCACGAGGACCAGATGTCGAAGGGCCTCGTATGGGTCGCGCACGACAGCACCGTGGTGCGGCTGACGGGCTATCAGGTCGACAAGGTCAGCCCGCCCGATCTCGATCGGCTGATCGAGGCGGTGGCGGACAAGAGCACCCTGGAGGCCACCGCCTACATGGCGGGCGGCCACGCGATGTGGGAGCTGAGCAGCCCGGCCTGGACCTGGGTGCTCGATCTCGGCACTGGCCAGTGGCACGAGCGGCGCGCCCACCAGGCGACGCGCAGCCGCATCGCCGGCGCCGTGCCCGCCTTCGGGCGCTGGCTCGCCGGCGACACCGCGTCCGGCCACATCGTCGAGATCACCACGGCGGCGCACCGCGACGTCACCGCGCCGCTGCCGATGCGGATCGAGAGCGGCCCGGTGTCGGGCTTCCCGAACCGCCAGCGGATCGCGCGCGCCGATTTCCGTTTCGCGGTCGGCGTCGGGGTGGCGGCGGGGCTCGATCCGATCGAGACCGATCCGACCGTCGAGATCGCATGGAGCGACGACGGCGGGCTGTCGTGGTCGGCGCCGCTGCACCGCTCGCTTGGCCACCAGGCGCGCGGCGACACCCGGATCACGCTGTTCAACACCGGGATCGCCGGTCCCTACGGCCGCCGCTGGCGCCTCGACATCGCCGACCCGGTCTATGTCGGCTTCCTCGGCGCGACGATGAGCGCGGAAGCCCGGAGCGGATGACATGCCGACCGCGACCAAGCCGCCGCTGCCGCTGCCGCCGCCCACCGTGGTGCTGATCGATCCCGCCACCGGCCGGCCGACGCGCGCCTTCTATGACCTCTTGCGCAGCCTGCACGACCTCGTGTCGGCGCTGCGAGCGGAGATCCCGTGATGGGTATTTTCGACATCTTTACCGGCTCGAGCGCCAAGAACGCCGCCGAGCAGAATGCGCGGCTCTACGCGCAATACGGCCGCGACGCACAGGGCTACATCGACCAGGGCGGCGCCGCCGCGGATGCGGCCTACGGCAAGGCGGCCGAGGCGTTCACGCCGCTCGGCCAGATCGGCGACCGCTACAGCCGGGCGGGGGCGCTCGCGATGGATGCGATGGGCGTGAACGGCGCCGATGCGGCCGCCGCGGCGCGGACCGCGTTCCAGTCGAGCCCGGGCTATCAGTATCAGGTCGACCAAGCCGCCGACGCGGTCGCCCGCAAGGCCGCGTCGCTCGGCCTGGCGGCGTCGGGCAACACGATGGCCGAGATCGGCGCGCGCGCGCAGCAGCTCGCCAACCAGGACTGGAACAACTGGCTCGGCCATCTCAAGGGCTACAGCGACTCGGGCCTTTCGGCGACCGGCGCGGCGGCGAGCGGGCGAGCCGGCGTCTACGGCACCCAGGCCGGGGCCTACGATAATCGAGCCCTCAACCGATCGAACGTCGCCGGCAACGTCGCCAGCGGTACCGCGAACTCGAACACCGCGTCCGCCAACGCGCAGATGAACGCCAGCGGCCAGTTCTGGAACGGGCTGATGAACATGGCCGGCAATCTGTTCGGCGGGAAGAAGTGACATGGCTGGCATCAATCCACTCCAGCTCCCGAAGTGGGAGACCGCCCCGCAAATCGACTGGGCGCCCCTCGCGCGCATCGGCGACGCCATCGGCCAGTATCGGCGCAAGGAGATGATGGCGCAGGCCGTGGCCGATGCCACCGGGCCGGACGGCAATGTCGATCTGAACAAATTGGGCACGCGCTATCTTGGTGCCGGCGAGGTCGATGCCGGCATGGCGGCCGCGCGGCTGGCCGATGCTCGGGCGCAGCGGGACTACGCGCGCGCTACCGACGAACGAGATTTCGCGTGGCGGCGCGATGAGGCGGCTCGCGCACAGCGCAATGCGGATCGGCGTTACGAGCTGGATCAACGCATCTTGGAGGGTGGGCGGCTGCCGGCCGGGTTCGAGCGCGATCCCGCGACAGGAGGCATGAGGCCGATTGCAGGCGGCCCGGCCGACCCGAATTACAAGCGGCAGGTGACGGACCGCCAGAACGCTCCGGCCGGCTACAAGTGGGCCGACCCGTCCAACCCGGACGCCGGCCTCGTGCCGATCGCGGGCGGGCCGGCGGAGAAGGTCGATGCCGAAGTGGCGGCCCGGCTCGGCCTCGGCCGGTCATTCCTCGATCAGCTCCCGGCGATCCGGCAGCGGGTAAAGAGCGGGGAGATGACGGGGCCGATCGACGCCGCCATGGGCTATCTCGGAGCTGGGGCGCCCGGGGAGCTGCGCCGCCAGATCGACAGCGGCGCAGAAGCGCTGCTGCGCAATCTCACCGGCGCGGGAATGTCGCAGACAGAAGCGGCACAGTATGTGCGGAGATACCAGTTCAGCCCAACCGACACTGCCGAGACTGCCGGTGCTAAGCTCGACCAGTTGGAGCGTGAGCTTCGCTATGTGATGGACACGGTCGGTCGCGGTCGCGGCGGCAGCCTCGATAGAGCGCCTCCGCCCGGAACGGCTCGGCAGCCGGATCGGCCGGCCGCCAGCGCGGCGCCGGCGCAGCCTGCCGCGACGTTCGACGAGCGGTTCACCGGCGGCCCGCCGCGCGCCGAAGTCCGGCCGTCGGCGAAGGTGTGGGGAGACCGTGAGGCGGAGTCGGCCGGGCTCTACGAGCCTCGCCCGCAGGCCGCTGGGCGCCCCGTCCAGGTCCGCACTGCCGACGAGGCCCGCCGCTTGCCGCGCGGGACCCGTTTCATCGACCCGAATGGCGTCGAGAGGATCGTGCCGTGAGCGAATGGGACGCCTTCCCGGCGGTCGCGTCCGGCCCGGAACCGCCCGCCACCCCTGCCTCGCCCGCCCCGACCCGCATCACCGTGACGCCCGGCCCGGCCCCGCAGGCTGGCCAGGGCGACGCCGACCCGTGGGCCGCCTTTCCGACCACGGCCGACGTCGGTCGGGCACGCGCGCTGTTCGAGGGCGTGCTTGGTGGCGCAAGCGCCAACTTCCGTGACGAACTCTACGGCGCGGCCAACGCATCCGGATTGCCCGAGATCCTTGGTGGCCTGCGCATCCCGATCGGCGCGGCCCGGCTCGCCTATGAGGCGCTGGCCGGCCGCGGCGCCGCCACCGACGCCTACGAGGAGGGCCGCGATCGCATCCGCGGCGTCCAGAAAGCCGCCGAGCAGCAGTACCCCGGCACGATGCTGGCCGGAGAGATAGCCGGCGCCGTCGCCCTGCCCGTGGGCGGCGCGCTGGGCGCGGCGACGCTGCCTGCGCGCATCGGGCGATCTGCCGTGGTCGGCGCTGGCTACGGGGCTGCGGCGGGCGCGGGCGAGGGCGAAAATGCCACCGATCGCGCCGCACGATCCCTGACCGGCGCGGCGCTCGGAATGGTGACTGGCGGTGCGGTCCCGGTCGCCGCGGAAGGCGTGCGTCAGGCCGGGCGTTTCATCAACGGCATGTTGCCGGTCGCCGGCATGGTTCGCGGTGTGGTAAATCCTGACGCGCAGGCTGCCAGGAACATCGCTGCCGAACTGGCGAGGTCCAGGGCTGCCGGACAGGCCGGCCTCACCGAGGCCGAAGTGGTCCAGGGGGCGGCGGCCGGCGGCCCTCAGCGCGTCATGGACATGCTCGGCGAGCCTGGCCGCAGTCTCATCCGCAGCGCAGCCAATCTCTCTCCGGAGGGGCGGGCAAAACTGACCGAAGCCACCAAGGATCGCTTCCTCGGTCAGCAGGAACGAGCGCAGACCATGACCGAGCGCGTCGTGGGAAAGGTCCCGGACAGCGAGCTTGAGCGCGAGGCCTTGAAGTCGACGGCGCGAGCGCAGAACCGTGGGGCCTATCGCAAGGCCTACGCCGAAGGGTCAGGCGGGCTTTGGTCGCCGGAGCTGGAGCGACTAGCGAGCAGCCCTGCCGTCGGCGACGCGATGCGCGCCGCCTCGGTGAAGGGCAAGGACATCGCAGTCACCGAGGGGTTCGGAGGGTTCAACCCCCGCGTCCGGTTCACGCCGGACGGGCGCATGGAGATCGGGCGCGGCCCGACCGGAGCCCCGACCTATCCTGACCTGCAATTCTGGGATTACACGCGCCGGCAGATCAGCGACGCGGCGAAGGCCGCATTCAGGTCCGGGCGGGACAGCGAAGGCGCGACTCTCTCTCAGATCGCCGAGAAGATGAATGCCGAACTCGACAAGCTCGTCCCATCCTATCGCGCGGCGCGACGCGGGGCGGCCGCGGCCTTCGATGCCGAAGATGCGCTTGACGCCGGCAAGAAGTTCCTTTCGTCCGGGATTGAAATTCCGGCTGCACAGCGGGCGGTGGCAGCGTTCAACCCGGCAGAGCTACAGCTATTCCGGGCTGGCGTAGCTGCCGATATCACGAGGCGCATTGGCGAGTCGGGACAGAACCGTTCGATACTCAATCATCGCATCTTTTCGTCGCCCAACGCGGTCAAGCAACTTCGGATCGCTTTCGGTGAGCAAGGAGCGAAGGAGTTCGAGGCCTTTCTCCGTGTCGAGTCCGTGATGGACATCGCCCGGCAGGCGCTCGGAAATTCGACCACCGCTCAGCAGTTCCGCGAGATGGCGATGGCTGGCGTGGGCCGGGCCTCTGCCGGCGGACTCGGCGGCGCTTCGGTCGGCGGAATTCTGACCGGAGATTTCAGCCCCTCCAACCTCATGACATGGGCGCTGATGGCTGGCGGCGGGCGGGCAGCGCTCGATGCTCGTGTGGCAAAGCGTGTGGCCGACATGCTGGTGAGCAAAGACCCGGCCGAGATCCTGGAGGGCCTGTCAGCGGCCGCGAACACGCGGTCGATCATGAGCGCGCTGCGGGCCTTCGACGCGAGGCTCGCCGCGGTCGGAAGTGAGCAGGTCCCGCGCGGAGCCGTCACGTCGGCGGTTGGCGGCGTATCTGGCAGCCGCGCCGAGAACGAAAATCCACCCTGACCACGGGTAGGGGACCAAGGTCCACGTCACCACGGCGAGTATCAGGATGCCTATACGAACCAGACGTCACACTCCTACCGGCCAATTGGCTGCATGACGAACGGTTTCGGATCTGGCGCAGGCTGTATGACTGGCCGAGCCGCCCGCTCCGCCGCGCCAGCCTGTCTTTCGGCAGCCGAAACCGCCTCCCCGGCCAGGATCGTGTTTATCTCCGCCAAACGACGCCTTTGCTCTTCGGATGTTGCGGCTGAGGTTACGCGAGCCACATCCTCTTGGACCTGCGCCATGGTGATCTCCCCCCTTGCAAACCGCTCAACAGACCGACGGTAGGTGGCGATCATCAAGCTAATCAGATCAGGATATCGTGCGATAGGACGCAGCATTTCCGTCGCCGCAATCTTGCAGTCTGCCCATGCGATGGCGTTTGCTCGGGTGACCGGAAAGTACCGCGCTGCGCATCGGTCCATCTCCGCTTCAGAGGCGCGCTTAATCTCTGCATTTCGCTCAGCTTCTTGATTGCGGTCTGAGGCGCAGGAAATGAGGATCGCCGACAGGACAACCAAGCCAGCGATATGAAGCGCCGGGCCCCGCCTCGTTGTCATCGCCGACCACCGATGTAATGGCTTCCCTTGCCGTGGCTGGTGTAGCCGCCGACCCGCGTGCTGCCCTTCCTGCCCTTTGCCTCGGCCTCAGCCACCATGCCGACGACGAAGATGACCGCGATCAGCATCGCGAACAAGCGCATGTGCCCCTCCTATCGAAATGCCGATAGCGGAGCACAACCGACCGCCCGTTTCAACCTCCGGTAACAACTATGCCCCGACTCCTCATGGCCGCTGCGGCTCTCGCGGCGCTGATCTTCGGCGCGTGGCCGGCGCTCGCCGCCGGCTCTATTCCGCTCTCGCTGTCGGTGCAGGTCGACACCCAGGGGCGGCCGCTCGCCGGGTGCCTGCTCTACACCTACGCGGCCGGCACCACGACGCCGCAGAGCGCCTATCAGGACGGCGGGCTGACCATCCCGCACCCCTGGCCCGTGGTGTGTGACGCCGCCGGCCGGCTGCCGCATCTGTTCTACCCGGACGGAAGCATCAAGGTCCGCCTCACCGATCGCGCCGGCGTGCAGATGCTCGCCGCCGACGGCGTGCTGGTCATCGGCCCCTCCTCCGGCGGCGGCGGCGGCAGCGCCGTGGACCCAACGACGGTTTTCTCGACCGGGGCAATTCAGCATCGCTACGGCACCGGGCCGATCTCGGGCTGGGTGCGGGCCAACGGACGCACGATCGGCTCGGCGACCAGCGGAGCCACCGAGCGTGCGCATGCCGACGCACAGGCGCTGTTCGAATATCTGTGGTCCGCGGACCCCAACCTCGCCGTCTCCGGCGGCCGCGGCGCATCGGCGAATGCCGACTGGCTCGCGAACAAGACCATCGCGCTCCCCGACGCGCGTGGTCGCGCGCTGGCCGGCCTCGACGACATGGGCTCGACCGCGGCGGGCCGCCTGACGTCGTCGTTCTTCGGCGCCCAGGCGACCGTTCTCGGGGCGACCGGCGGCGCGGAGAGCCGATCGCTCGGCGCCGCGAACCTGCCTCCGCATTATCACAACGTGTACCTGTATGACCCCGGCCATGCGCACGGCTATCGCAGGCCCAATGAGGTGGCCAATTTCTTCGGCGTCGGGCCGGGCAGCGCCGGTGTCGCCGCGCTGAACAACTCGACCACAGAAACTGCTACCACAGGCATGAAGGTCGCCGACGCGCCCGCCGGCGGAAATGAAAACCGCACAGCGACCACCGGCAGCGCGATGACCGCCTCGCCTTTCGCTTCCGTCGGGCCGCGGCTGCTCGCCACCATCTACATCAAGCTGTAGGATCGCCATGTATCAGGGCAATCTCGGAACGGTCTCCAATCGCGCGGATTGGGCCGACGACGCCCAGCTTGTCGACGACGCCACGGGCGATCTCATCGACCTGACCGGCGCGTCGATCGTGCTCTACGTGACTCGCCAGGACACCCCTGACACCGCGATCATCACCGCATCGACCGCTAACGGGATGATCACGATCACGGGCGCCGGAGCGTTCGGGTGGTCAATCCCCGACGAGACGATGACCCCGCTGTGCGCCGGGACCTACTCGGTATTCATCCGCGTCGCGCGCGGCGACGCGGTGGATCAGCTTGCGGCGGGCGACCTCTCGGTGATCCATGGGGGCCCGACGTCATGACGATGCGCCTCAAGCTCGTTCGCCGACCCGGTCTGCGAATGCGAGTGCTGCCTGTCTTGCGCGCCAACGTCTCGGGCGGGAATGGCATCTCCGTTGCATTCGCGAACGGCTCCTACGCGGTATCGATCGCAGACGGATTTCTGCCGCGGTTCGGCGCGCTCGGATCGGAGATCATAGCGGCGGACACGGTCGACGAGGTCGTCGCGATCTTCAAGCTCTACACGCGCCGCGTCCGAGTCTTAACATCCTCTGCTGTTACTATCTCTGCTGACGACGATATCGTGGTGATCAATCGCGGCGCCGGCGGCGATGTATCGGTAGCGCTACCGCCCGTGTCATCCGCGACCGGCCGCGAGAAGATTGTGTACCGCTGGGACGCATACGGCGGGACCGTCTCGTTCAGTCCGCACGGCTCAGAGGCCGTGAACGGCCGCTCCGGCGCATGGAGTTTGCAGTCCCTGGCCGGCCCTGGCGGGGGCGGCGCAATCCACATCATCCCGGTCACGGCCCTGTCGGGCTGGCTGATTAAGAGCTGACAATGTCCTGGCAGGTTCCCGACTATTCGATCCCAATCGGAAAGGGTCCGGGGTGGACCGGCTTCGCGTGGGCCAGTCCAGGCGCCGCCGGCGCGGCGTTTCTCTCGAACGGCGCTGCCGTCGCCCCGAGCTTCACGTCCACGCCCACGTGGACGGGGTTGCACACGTTCTCTGTTGGGCTGGCGTCGTCGAAAGTGTCTGTCGCACCGCCCGCTGGAACGACGGCGCTCGCGATTGACACGGTTCAGTACGCGGCCGGCGCTGGCGGCGGCCCTGGAGCGTCGCTCAACAACTTCTTCATTTTGTCTGATCAGGTCGACAATGGCCCCAATTTCGTAAGCGGTTTTTCGTTCATCCACGGTTGGGGCGGCGCGGCGGCGAAGGGCGGCCGCCAGGCGTTTGTTGTGGTTGGCTCGCACAACGGCGCCACTGACCCCTCGTGGTCAGACGCTGCGCGTTTCTATGTCACGCACCAGCCGATCATGCAGGTGCAGGCTGGTGATAATGGCACTCTCGGAGCAGAAAAAGGGTATTTCTATGCGGAAAACCCATACCTAAAAATCCTATATGGTGCGACACATTTAGCCGAGGGCTCGATTTCCGAATACAACACCGACGTCCGCGCTGGTGCGAGTCTGCTGGCGAAATACGGCATCAAGATCGTGCAGGTAGCAACCGATGCGGTATCCGGTTCGGTCGATGACGCGGCGTTTGTGTTCGGAAATCAGCCCGGCGCTGTCGGATGGAATACCGCGATCCAGATCGGTGTCTACGGCGGTGCGCCGCCGCTCAAGTCGACAGGCACGGTGATCCGAGTCCGCGACGCGATGACGATCGCTAACGGCATCGATCTCTCCGCAGCGGTCATCACGGGCAATGCGTGGGCGTCGCCGGGGGCCGCGATCAACGGTAGCGGCGCAGCGTCGTTCGCCGGGCTGGCGCTATCAAGCCCGCTCGTCGCGATCTATGGCGGCACAGGGCTGTCATCGTACGCGCTCGGTGACCTACTCTACGCCAGCGCAGCCAACACGCTGTCGCGACTCTCCGGCAACACGAGCGCCGCGAAACAGTACCTGAGTCAGACAGGTACCGGATCGGCGTCCGCGGCTCCTGTGTGGTCGACAATCGCAGGCGCGGATATCACTGGTGCCGCGATGACCAAGGTCGACGACAGCAATGTCACGCTCACCCTCGGCGGCACTCCGTCGACGGCACTACTGCGCTCCACGTCGCTGACGCTCGGATGGACGGGGCAGCTTGCAGGCAGCCGCGGCGGCACTGGCATTGATAACGGCACCAAGACCATCACCCTCGGCGGCAATCTCACGACTGCTGGCGCCTACAATCTGACTCTGACCCAGACCGGCGCAACGAACGTCACTCTTCCGACGAGCGGGACGCTCGCCGCGCTCGGAGGAGCAAACGACTGGACGGGCGCCAATGTTTTTTTTGCCGCCAACTCCTCCGGTTTGTCTATTCTTTCCGGTAATGCCTCCGCATTCACTTATATGACGATAGGACGATCCTCTGGAGACTTTAATCTAGGAGTCGCGGCAGGTGCGGGGCAATTCTTCTCAACTGCTGTCGCTGGTGACGCCGCCATCCAGGGGGTAACGAATTTTCTCATTGGCACGCAAACGGCCGGGAAGAAGATCCAGATGTTTACTGACGCTGGAGTGCTGGCCACGACGATCGACTCCAACCAAAACTTGGAGCAGGTCGGCAGTCTGAAATCGTCGTCCGCGATCGCCGGCATCGGCTACGCCACGGGAGCTGGCGGCGCTGTCACGCAAGTCACATCGAAATCGACGGGCGTCACGCTCAACAAGGTGAGCGGCGAGATCACCTTGAACAACGCCGCGCTCGCCGCAGGTACCACCGTCGGCTTCACGATGACGAACTCGGCCATTGCTGCCGCCGATCTCGTCGCCGTCGCGATCAAATCCGGCGCGACGGCCAATTCCTATACCGTCACCGTGACGGCGGTGGCGGCCGGCTCGTGCCGGATTGAGTTGCGCAATACCTCCGGCGGCAGCCTCTCCGAAGCCGTCGTCCTGTCCTTCGTGGTTATCAAGGGAGTGACATCGTGACCACCGTAACCGACCCCACCTTCCTGACTCACGCCGCAACCGTGATCGCTCAGCAGCGCAATTCGTCGCTCGACGCGCTGGCGGCCGCAGAGGCGCACCGCACCATCGAGGTCGCCGACCTGCGCAAGCAGATCGATGAGTTGCGCAAGCAGATCGATGAGTTGCGCAAGCAGATCGACGAGTCCGAGCCGCAGACATCCTAGCGTCGCGGCACGCTTCGCCCATCATGAGCCGCCCTCGCCGGGCGGCTTTTTCATTGGAGCCATCACATGCAAGCCGTCTCCTACCTCCCGTCGATCGTGGACCTGTTCGCGGCGATCGGCGGTTTCGCCACGCTGTACGGCGGCGCGAAGAT